GTGTGCTGCTCTTGGAACGTGACTGTAATCTTAGGATCTGTTTCAAAAGTACAATCTTCCTTCGATAACGCATCATTCCAAAATGCAATGTCTTTCGGATTTTCCGTCAATACGATTTTACTTCCATCTAGCACAAATTGGTTCAGTTCAAAAGTCCCATAACTTTTCTGTTCCGTCTGTTCTGCAAATAACTCTATTGAACCTATGCCCTGGTTATCATTTGTAGTAACCGTGGCATCCGATAATGCGGTAACATCTATAAATTTCATTTCTGCCCTGCAATATGTTCTCATAAATGCCCCCTTACGGTGTTCTTGATGGTTTCTTGCTCGTCATTTTCCAAGACAAGCCTTTATACTTCGCTCCGTTGTCAAATACCTTTTCCACTTCGTCTTTAATAGAAGAAAAATACCCATAAAAATCAAACTGCTTGCTTGCATCCGGTAAAGATACATGATGGAATCGGTTCTCGCAATCCGTTATATGATCTATCAGCTTGTCATACATTTCTGCATCATCGATCGTTCCGATTGAGATCGTATAATTCTTATAAAGTCCGATGGTCTCGTTTTTCATGTCGCCGTCCTCTGTCCTCTCTGCATACTTTTCCAGAAAGTCCAGTGTCCTCTGGATAGACACCAGAGGGATATTATATGTAATTCCATCAATGATAAGTCCTTGTGTATACTTATGTACCATCTTATCCCTCCGCTATACCAAGTCTTATTTCTTCGTCCTGCAAATATGGCAGATTGATTCTTGCGAACTCTTTACCATCCACCGCCAGTACTACTGTCTTTGCACCGCTATAGTCCGGCATTTTGCTTGCAAGCTTCGATGCAAGGTCGTCCATCCAGCCGGTATTATTTTCAAGTGGCAGCACGGCTTCTCTTCCAGCTTCTCCGATTTCCGCGAGTGTCCTTCCGGTTGTGATACCACCGTTGGCAAGACGCGGCAGGCTTACAGTCGGAATCGTCGGAATGTTTGGATGCCAAGAACCTCCACCTAAAAAGTCAGGTAAATCAAATCCAATGCTATTAAAGCCAGAAATCAGTGAATTGATACCATTAATAACCCGGTTCACCATATTTTCGAACATCTGAATAATGCTGTTCACAAAATCTTTTACTGATTTTTCTGCCTGGCGTAATGCTTTATCTGTGTCTTTCGTAAGTAATGCATGAATTGCAGCAAATACAAGTTTTACCCCTGCCAGTAAAAAATTGATCAGATCTAAAATAAAATCGACGCTGTCTTTTATATTCTGGCTCAGGTTTTCAATAATCGGCAGAATTACCGGAAGCACATTTTCAATAATCCATGCAATAATCGGCTGCAAAATATTTGTCCATAAATCGTTCAGTATGTCTATCACGATTCCAATTATTTCGAAAATATTATCGAACACAGGCTTTAAATGATTTTCATAGGTATCCTCAAACATTAACGCCAGATTCTCTAAAATAGGCTGTACATAAGTGCTCCAAAATTCAAGAAATTTTGCTATTAATTCTGACATTCCATTTTTTACATTTTCGATAAACGGATGAATATGTTCATCGTACAATTCTGTGATTTTATCGGTCACATGCTGCACGCCGTCTGATATAGTCGTTGTTAAATCAGCAATCACACCAAGAACCCCATCCAACGCATCTTTTAAAGCATCCTGATTCTCTACAAAAGGTGTCACGATACAGTCAATGACATCTCTTGCAAATTTTGCTGCATTCTCTGTAACCATCATGAACGCATCCGCAAAAATCTGAATCAGGTTAGCTGTGATCTGCTGTCCATTTTCATCCCCAAATACTGAAAACACATTTGCAAATGCTTCTAATCCATCTGCTGCAAGTGCTGCTATGTCTGCCGACACATCAAACATTTTTTGAATATATCCTTTGATATCCCAGGAATTATTTTCAAGAAAAATCGCCATTCCACCAACAAAGTTTTCTGCGATCGTTGCTCCGATGCTGGTCACGGATGCCGCCATGCTTCCAAGAGAATATGCTACGGTCTGCACAAAATTATCGACTGATGCAAGTACAAATGGATCGGTAAAAATATCAGCCAATGTATTTTTTATGCTTTCTGCACTTGCCTTGATGTTGACAAGTTGAGATGAAATATCCAATTTCTTCCATGTATCGCTCCAACCTTTTTCAATAGATGCTTTTGTTTTCTTAAGAAAATCAAGAAAAGGCTGTAACTTTTTTGTCAAATCACTGGAAGTAGGAACTTCTTCATATAAATCAGATCCTCCACTACCAGATCCGCCACTACCGCTTCCAGAATCATTTTTCTGCAATACATTCAAGTCATCAAAAGCCGCCAATGCTCCAGCTGCTTTTTTGGCAGAACCGGCTGTTTTATCAAGAGATGCCGCATAGTCTACCTGCTGCTTCTTTGCCTTTGTCCAAGTGCTTTTTCCGCTTATAGCCGCAATAAATCTATTCATGGCATTAATGGCATTTGTAAGCCATGTACATAAAGTTACGATTGCTGGTGTCAATGCAGATATGATAGGTGCTGTCAATGCTCCAATAGAATTTTTCAATGTAGCCGAAGCACTTGCCATTTCAGACATTTTTCCATTAAATTCAGAAGAATACTTCGCCATGTTCTGTATACCTTCTGTAAATGCCTTGGATATGGTCTGAGATACTTTCATAACCGCACCGAATATTGCAAAACTAACTACTGTCTGCTTTATTCGTTTCGCCATGTTAGATATTAAGCCAGAGGATTTTTTTGCTGATTTTCCTACTTTTTCAATGTCTTTCGCACCAGCACCAATAGTTTTCTCATTAGCAGCTGTTTCTCTCATCTTCTGATTAAGAATTTCCTGTTTGTTCTGTACATCAAGAAGCTTTTCAGATACTTTGCTATATTCCTCTGTAGTTGTAGGATCTATAAAAGCAGTTCCAGAAGATTCCATTGCAGCAAGCTCGCCTTTTGCATATTTAATTGAGTTTGTTAATTCCTCAACGTCGTATTGCATTCTTTTAAAGGTTGTGCTTTTACTGCTTCCACCTGTTTCTAAGAATTTATCCATTCTGGCAAGAAGTTTATCAAGAGAAGCAGTATCTTTTTCTATCTGCATCTGCACAGCCTTATATTCCTCTGTTGGAATCTTCTGACTTGCCAGATCTTTCAGTGTCTTGGAAAACTTATCAGATTCTCTTGCAAGCTTCTGAAACTGTGATTCCATCTGCATGAGCTTACTTGATGCTTCTCCATTTTCAATCAACGTTTTTATTCTGATTTCGCCATCATATTCAGCCATGCTAAAACCCTCATTTCTTAAACTGTTTCAATGCTTCCTGTTCTGTTTCTTTCTGCTTTCTTATTTCTTCCATCATACGATCATAATCATCTATCTTTTCTTTTTCTTCGCTGGTATACTCTTTTTCTGGCTGTTCCAAAGCATATTTATTCTGTGCGTTTCTGATTGCATCTTTTTCCTTGGAACTCATGTTCTTTTCAATCTTCTTCTGTCGGATCTCAATTACCTCCATGAGAGAAGATAATCTTCTTGGCATATTCCAGATCAAGCCATTAAATTTCCACCAGTGCATATCTGCTACGGACAAATCAATACCGTATATCTGCAAAAAATCTGCATATATTCTCCATTGATCTACATCATAGTCAATAAAACGCTTTGTATTTTTGCTACTGCCGGTATTGTCGTGATACCATCCGTTTAAATACCAAGAAATACATTCATTTAACTCATGGTGCTGTGGATGGTCTCTAAGTTCTCCGTATTCATCAGAGAACATAAGATAAAGAATAGAAGTTGTTTTCTCGTACTCATTCATTTCTTTGTCATATTGCAAAATATAAATCTGCATACCTATGCGGAAATCGGTATTTACTTTGTATCCGTTCCATTCAGTAGGCAAATTGTCAAGCATGACATTGTTCATTATTTTGCCCCACGTCTTTTAATATTGTATCTGTTCTGCACCTGTTCAAAACGTTTATTGAAAAGCTTATTCATAACAGGGATAACCTGCTCTACAAACTCCACAATTGCAAGTTCATCCGGGACAATATCTCCGTAAATCTGTTTCATGGCATCTTCGCCAAACAACCCATCTATACTTTCCGTAATCTGCTTAAGATATTTCACACGAATGCTGTTAAGTTCTAATGCTGCATCCACATTCATATCATCCACATTCATATCGTCTTTGTGGTTATTTCTCCATTCGGCGGCTTCTTTTTCACAGTTTTGAGATATATTATTTAATTTATCAATTACACCTGCAAACTTCTTAGCTGTGTCTGCATTCGCTGTATCTACTGTTATAACTGTAATAAGATCTCCGTCTTCGTCTTTTATTGCAATTTTTTTTATGCCACTGCTTAATTTAATTTCTTCCATTTTTAACATCCTTTCCTAATGTGGGACACCAAGGAAAGGTAGGCATCCCACATATGCTAATTTTTAATTAACACCTATGAAACTGGGTAATCTTCATCCAAAGCCAAAACACTTACTTTAGGTGCCCATGTGAACGATCCATCACCAGCAATAGTGATTGTTCCCTGTTCTACATCTCCATTTCCATTAATCTGGATTGTAGACTTTAAGATATCACCACCTGATCCACCAGTGCTTGATGCACATACAGTTACCGGGATACGAATACAATCTCCCGATCCGCTTGTAATATCAGCTTTAAAGAAGCGATAATAATATGTCTCACACTGATCTCCTGTTGGAAGCTTTTTGAAAATGTCGTTAAACACTGTCTGCATTTCATCTGACAAATGTTCTCTTTCCGGGGACATTGAAAATGCATACCCTTTTACAGAGTTGCTTGCATTTTTCATGTTTACGTACTGTGTGCTTTCTGTGTTAGGTCCCCAGTCTTCTGTAAGCTCTGTGAAACCGTCACCCATTTCAGCAAGCTTTTCAGTCGATCCACCCATAAGGCTTCCAATATCCAAAAGTGAAACCATGTTAGTTCTGTCTTTTGCCATGAGTATTCCTCCTATTTTTTATAAAAATATTTAAGCTGCATATTAATTGCTAATTCTGTTGTTTTCCCATCTGCTGTACCGCAAAATACATCTGATGTGCGGTTGATTTGTTCTGCAACAAAATTTTTATCTTTTAATGTAAATTCTCCACTTTCAAGGAACTTTGCAATATTTTCAAGCAGATTGCTTGCTGCAATATTATCCTTGTTTGTTGTTGGATTGCTTTTGTATACGATCTGGAACGTCATTTGTCCGACATAAGAACCGCTGACATATTTTTTCAAATAAACAGGATCCTGCGCCGGAAAAACTCCAATAGACTGAGTATCTTTTATGCTGTTCCATAAGATTGTTGAATTTGATGGTTTGAAACCGGGCGGAAAATTTGGATAACTATTTATCATATCAAGAATAGCTCTTTGCGCCGTCTCTGCATCTGATACAAGCATTATTTTTGGCTTTTCATCCAAATCATTTACCTCCAATCTCAAACCTTGGTATAAGGCTGTAAACACCGATAGTATTCACTTTGTAGCAATTCCCTTTTTCATTTACCATGTACTGGAAGAATTTACCCGGATAATCGTCTGAATTAATTAATCCAATCGGCAATTCCCGATCAATAAGAAGTTCATCTTTTTTTGCAATCACTACGAAGTCAAAATCATTACTTCTTAATGTGAAATGCTTTAGCTTTTCTTCTTCGCTCATGTTCTCCCAATCTGGCGGATTAACATAATTTAATATGCCATCATTCGGGATTTTTACAAGAAAACTATCTGCATCTTTCATTCCGGATTTGCTTATGTTCTCTGCCTGTGTAAGCTCGATTCTTACGTTTTCAAATAAAGTACCGAAATAATATTCAGTTTCTAAAGTGTCGTTGTAATGCCTATTATATAAAACCACGGCATCTTTATATCCGATTCCCATAAGCTAAACTCCCATATACAAAAGGTTTTCATGCCTTGAATCAACCATTCCGGTTAGGTAATTTGATGCAATATCGTAGCATTTACGATTAAGTGCCATTTCTGATTTTGCAAGCTCTACCAATGTCGAAGAAGATGCTCCGGCATCATAAGATACTGATTCACTTCCAGAAGTCATGCTCTTAATCATTTTCCCTTTTACAGTTCCGTCCGCATTTGCAATAACACCAAAGTTATTAACTGCCGCAGAGTACTCAGATAAATTCTTTAGCAATTCAGCTATTTCGCAGGTGCAATCTTTGATATTATCCCACCATGCATCTTCTGATTCTGGCTGAGAATAAAACAAAATCCTGTTTGATGTGATCGCATTGATTCTTCTTTCTGCTTTTCTTTCATATGGAGCAAAGTCTTCTTTGCTTTCGAACAAACTTCCACCATATTTAGTTTGGTAATATTCAAAATCTACATATGACATTGCTCCACACTCCTTATTGCTGTGATAAGATTTCGCTGATAATATCAGCTTTCTTTGTTGCGGTCAGTGAATACCCTTTACTCTCTGCCAGTGCCTTAATTTCTGCAACTGTAAGAGAGTTTAAGTATTCTTCCGTGAGTTCCCCACTAGCATTTACCGCCTGTGTAGTGGGAACTATTCCCCCGGTGTGATCGAAACGTTAGCTACTGCATCAATGTACTCTGCAAAAAGTACAAATCCTAACAGTGCATAAGTTACGCTGGTTGCACGATCGTAATCGCCTTTTACCTTAAATCCGATAAGATTTGTTTCTCCGCTGACAGTGTAAGAAAGACCGGCTTTCTCAAAATCTCCGTCAGATGGATCTACATAATAAGCAACGATGTTGTTTACAGGTGTTGCCAGAATTTTTCCTGCTGGGATTTCGTTGTCAGAGCAAAGGAACATAATGTCTGCTCCGAGGAATCCCTTGATATAGGTAAGTCCAAAGGCTGTCTGCAAAGTAATGTTTGAATCTCCAAGATAATCATAGAAATCCATGATATTTGCAAACACTGCAACTCCTGTAGCAGTTTTGTGCATTGACTTGAATTTATTCTTGACAGATCCAATAGCTTTAGCTACAGCCATCTGAAATGTTTTTGTAGTGTTTGTAAGTGTACCAGTTTTCAGATAGTTGTAGAATTTTGTTGTAATTCCATCCTGCAGGTCTGTCTGGAACTCTTCGTCTGTCATTTCACAAGCTACTTCATATCCATGATCCTTGATTGCTTCGACAGAAACTTCTTTTGCATATTTTTCAAGAGTAATCTCAGAATAAGGTTTCTCTTTTACCGCATAATGTGTTCTTGGAATCACATCGCCTTCTGCTACAGTCCCACTCTCTAACGTTCCTTCTGCATATTTGCTTTTAAGAATAGTTCCGGGCTGTTTTCTAATTGCTCTTGAAATTCCGAGAATTTCTCTTAAAGCTTCCCAGTTTCTTTCAAAAGATGTAACAAAATCAATTTCCCTTGCCTTTACATCAATGTCTCCTGTTGTAATCAGTCCTTCGTTTGCTGCAAAGAACTGCAAATTTGTGTTCATCGTTAATCTGTTTTTGTTCATATAAAACTCCTTTACTGTTGGAATAAAGAAATGTTTTCGGCAATTGCTTTCTGACGTTCTGATCTATCTTTGATAGATAAAATGCTCTCTCTTGTTGCATGCTTATCACCACCGGGATCATTTTCATTCGGCTTTGTAAAACGCGCCGGCGGAGTCTGCTTATTTACAAATGCATTTGCATCTGTCTTTTTAGCTTCCTCAATAAGATCACTGAACCCTATCAGCTTTCCATTTTTCACGCTTACGCTTTCGGAAATGTCTTTCATAATGGCTTTCTTTGCAGATTCAGAAGTAAACTCGATTTCCTCAAATGCTTCTTTCAAAAGTTCATTCTTCTCATGCTCTGCGATTTTGGCTTCGTAATCTTTTTTGGAATCCTCTGCCTGTCTCTTCCAGTCATCACGCTCTCTTAAAATGTCTTCCGGACTTTTTCCATCCAACCCTTCAAGCATTCTCTCTGCTGATTCTGCCCTGGTTTTCCACTGTTCGGATTCTGATGAAGCCTTATTGACCTTGTCTTCCATTTCTTTCTTGGAATAAAGCTCTTCGCCCATACTCTTTTTAAGGGATTCTTTCTGTTCGTCTGAAACTTCAATTCCGAGTTTCTTTAATTCGTTTGCTACGTTTACCATGTTTCTACCTCTTTCTTTCCAAGTTGTTACTCCGGTCAGTCCGGCACGAATGAGTTGCTATTTACTCCATAGCTGGCAATTGGGAATGAAGGAATCGAACCCTCGACAACCCGGATATAAGCCGTGTCTTCTTCCACTGAATTAATTCCCAAAAATAAAAAAGCACGCCCAAAATAGGACGTGCCATGCATCATCCCATAACTATTCTAGGTTAGCGAACAGAATCCATTTTTCTGTCCGGTACTTTTAATATTCTTTTCAATATATATTTTAACCTATTTTAAACAACTTTTTGTACCATTTTAAAAAGGGCAGATTACTCCACCCCTTTTTGCTATTTCCCACCAAAATACCTTTTAAGTACTTCTTTTTCTTCTTCCACAATGCAATCCTTTTTTAATCTGTTGCACTGGTCGTATATATACTTTCCGTACTCTTCCAATTTGGCTATCATTGCATTTTTATTTTCCAATGTAGGATTTTTAATGTATTCTTTTTTAAGTCCTATATAGTCCTCATACTGCTTTATAACATCCATTTTCAATTACCCCATTTAAAATATCATCTGCTATGCCAACGACTTCTTTTCCATAAAGAGACAGAAAATCCGCTACGATTTCTTCTACATCTATTGGAATGTGGCAGTCATATGAAAATGAAGCGCAGTGTACCAACTCATGAGATAGAACTCGCTCTAACAGACTTCCGCTTAATGAATTTGACAAATAAACCTTTCGTGTGTTCCAATCTGTAACACCAAGTGTAATTGTTCCATCTGAACGCATCAAGCATTCACTATTAGGATTTACATATAAAATATTCCATTCAACATCATTGATTTTAAACACTGCGCTCACCTCTTAGATTTTCTGTAACATCATCTGTAATTCATTTCTCCACATCTGCTTTTCTTCCGGTGCTGCATCTGATGTCATTTCAGTAATATCCATCTGCATATCTCGCAAATAATCTTTTCTTGCTTTTGCACGCTCTTTTTTATCTTCCTCTGAATTGCCATGATGGTTTTCTCTGGTCTCCATATAAGTACGTCTGGAAATACCGGCTTTTCCCTCTCTGGAATCCCGCGGATATGATCTGTCTCCCATCATTCCGGTATCTGTATACATCCTTTTCAGGTCTTTCTTATCCATGTCTCTCATGTGCTCTGTATCTTCGTAATCATCCGGGTACATGTGATAATATGGTGGTTCATCATATCCTCTTCGTTTTCCTCTGCCCTTAGGTGCGAATCTTCCATTAGCATAACGATACTGATCATAGTATCTTCGGTCATCCCCATACTCTAAAAGCTTCTCCATGATATCTGCTTCGTCCGCTTCGTTCATTGCCTTAGTAATTGTGGCATAATACTCTGCTTCTGACAGATCCTTTATCATGTCGATCACTTCTCCCATTTCTTCTGTGCTGACATTCTCAATCCCTTTTTCAATCTCACATAAGGATTTTTCAGCAAGGCATTCAAGCATTTTATGGATTCTTTCAATATGCATATACTAGGCCTCCCTTACTACGATCAAATTACTGTTCTGAACCTCGATAGTCTGTCCAGATGTATTCTGAACCGCTATTGTGCTGCAGCATCCACAAGGAACATCCACATAAGCCTGTGCTGATACATTGAATAGGTTTTCTACTGCCGCAGGTGTCACAATCATTCTTGTAGACTGTAAAGGCTCTCCGTCAATTGCGATTGCAAGAGAAATAGCTTCCACCGTTCCACCGGTTGGGATCTGGATATTTCCGCTATAAGATACAAGAAATCTGGCTTTGCACTGGTTTGTGATTCCTCTTAATTTAACTACTCCGCTTCCCTGTCTGTGAACGATACATTTTGTTCCGCAAACCGGTGTCTCAGTAAATGCGACATCTTCTCCTTGCAGGACAGTCTGTAAAGCATTGGCTGTAAATTCTGACATAATATTTTCCTCTCTTTCAAAAATATAAGGGCAAACATTGAAGTCTGCCCTTTGTGTTTAAGTAATACTGCTATGCAGACATAATCTTGTCGATTAAGATACTTTAATTATTCAGTTGTCTAACATCCGCATCCATTGTTACAACCGCATCCATACGGAATGTATGTGTTCGGGTTTGGCACCTGGTATGCTGGGATTGGTGATGGATTAACAGCGTTGATAATATGATTTGTCTGTGCTGTCATAGCGGTAGTCAGAAGTGCGTTCTGTCTATCCTGTGATGCTGCAAGTCTCAAATCATTATTTTCTGCCTGCAACGTTGCGATCTTATCCTGGCATAAGTAGTCAAGTATCGCTCTTGTTCCGGCATTCTGGCTGTCAATAATATCTCTCGTGTTGTTGTTCATGGTGTTCTGTAATGCGCAAGTGTTCTGCGCCATGTTGAAGTTTACACCCTGGATAGCTTCACGAGTTTCGCAGCAACAATTTGCAAGCTGAGACTGAATAGCATTTGCATTCTGCATTCCTGCTACTGTGTCCGCATTAATTGCCTGCTGAATGGTGTTAAATCCTGTCAGCATTCCGTTGTTTACTGCATAAAAGCCATCACAAAGACCATTTGTAATGCCATCAAGCTTACTTATGACTGCTGAATTGTCAAATCCTCTCTGGATATCAGCCTGTGTAGCCGCAGTTGCGGTATAACCGCCACCACCATTACCACCGAATCCATAACCGCCCCATCCACCGAATAAGGCAAAAAGGATAATGAGAACCCACCAACCACCATCGCCCCATGCACCATCATTACGGTTTCCACCAGTAACGGCGGCAATGTCCGCTAAACTTGGAGATGAATTAAACATATGTGTTCCTCCTAATAAAATTTATTTATACATAATCTTGCAAGAATAGTATCAATGTTTAAACTGGCTCATGATTTCTTCCGGGTTTAGACCTTTTTCTTTGCACAAATTTCTGGCAAGCTGTTCCAGCCCTTTACTGTCTCCACGGTTCATCATGTCGAATGTATTTTTCATGATCGGATTATTTGAAAATTGAGAGTTGCTCATCATTTGACTTAATATCATCTTAGGGTTTCCACCGCACTGGATCATCTGCATTAAATTCATTCAGAATCGCTCTCTTTCTTTGCTCTGGTAGTCCTTTGGGACTGAGTTATTTTAGCTTCTATCTGGTCTAATCGCTCCATTATCGGGGCAAACAATGTTGCCGTGTCTTCTTTCGGTAATTCGTTCTGCTTTCCGTCTAACTGCGGTTTATATGTCACTGTCTGAATAAGCCCATTAGCACTCCACGATTTTATATAAACTTCTGATCCATCTGCTTTCGGGAAAATGGCAAATGGTGCATTCATAGGAACGTCATTCGCTGTGACTTCCTCAACAGAATTAACCATTCTTCCACAAAGTCCAGCTTGTTGCGGAATGATCTGTTGTGGGAATTGCTGTTGAATCTGCTGTGGCTGTTGATATTGAGGATAAGAATACTGGTTATATCTCTGATACTCGTACATAATAAACCTCTCTTTCTATCTTCATTTTATTATTAACAACACAATTGAACCACCCCAGCAAAACCTCATTAAAAGGACACAAAAAAGACACCCTTAACGGATGTCTTTAATGAGGAGAAAGTTATGTGAAATGTTGTCCAGTTACCTTAAGAATTTTATGTTGCATTTTTACGTTAATACGTCCGGCTGTCTTAGTCGAAACATGCATAATTTCTGCACATTCTTCCAAAGACTTTTCTTTCTTCCGTAAATCAAAGAGCGTTTCTTCTGTCGGTGTGAAATCACACAATTCTTTTATATGCTCTTTTTCTTCTTTGGTAAAGCACGTAACAATGTTTTTCATTTGCTTTACCTCATTTGGGGGAGTTTCCGGCTATGACGGTGAGTTTTTGTCTCGCTTGAGTTCCACTACATTAATTAAAGAAAGGTGGATAACCAAGTATGTATGGTTAACACATTATTATAATAACATATTATTCCATTTTCGTTGTACCATTTTTTTCAATTTTATTTTTATAAGCCGTTGCTCGTCCATTTGCAATCGCAGACTGTTTTCTATTAAATCCAGAAACCTTCGTTCTATCGCCTTGCAATTGAAGATCATTATTCTTACAGAATGATTGAAGCCTTTTATTCTGCATTCGCAGTTTATATGCCAGTTTATCATATTGAGGTTGCAAAATCTCTTTTACATCTGTTTCGGCAATCATATCAAGTTCCTGTTTCTTGGTCATAATTTCACGCTTTGTTTTACGAATTTCTCTTTCAAGGAATCTCTGCTTCTGCTGCAAATCATAAAGTTTTTGGCTTTCATCTGCATTTATATTCACATTTCCGTTTTCATCAAGGTACTTATTTACCATTCCTTTTCGCCACGGACCATGTGAATGTCTGCAATTGTATCCGTGAAGCCCTAAGAGATTTAAAACAGTTCCCTTTCCGGTTTCAATGTCTATGGTATAGCCTGTACTTTCAAGAAGATTCGGAAATCCTGGTTCGCTCCCGATTATTTTATATGCCTTGCCTTGCCAGTGATTGTGAGATGGAATCCCTGTTGGATTCTTTTTATCATATCTGGCACCCGGATGCGCTGATACTAGAACATACTCTATTTTATTTTGCGCAATATAAACGTTCGTCACTTGTGCCGCGGTCTGATTCATAGATGTGACGATGCAACATCTCACTGCCGCTTCAAGAGAACGCTTCGTTCCGGCAGGGTATTCTACCATAACACCAGATTCCGCATATCTATCCAGAACTTCGCAGACTGCACTGCTGTAAGACTGCATTCCAGATGCAACTCTATAATCAACCTCATTCAGCATGTTGAGCAAGTCTTTATGTGTCTGGTTAATGGTTGTTTTTGTCAAATTATCAAGTTCTCCGAATGTCTTTATTAACTCTGCATTCATTGCCAGAATTGCCATATTATTTTTTAGCGGAGATATAATATCGGATGCTGATATCTGTGTTAAGACTTCCTTATCATCTGAGAATGATGTCATAACACTATCCCTTAATAATCTGCGAACCTCATTTCTCGATTTTCCAGACATTTCAGATATTCTTTTTACAATCTCGGTGTTATGCAGTCCCATCTGTTGGAGTTTCCACAATTCTCGGTCGGCAGTTCCTGACAATTCACCGGATTTTATCAATCGTGTTGCAATATCTGATATAATCCAATTTTCAAGATCTTGATACATTTCAACCAGTTTATCAGTTTTTCCATAAAAATAATCCGGTCTAAGCATTATCCTTTTCCAACCTCTCTTTTAACAAGATCTATCCACTGCTTACCGTGATTTTCTTTTGCAGTTTCAAACCATCTTTTACCTGTTCCCGGTGTGTGATATTTTAATTCTGTTCCTGTTGGATACTTCTTTTCTCCACGATTCGCCCATGATCTACCGTCTGCCGTCAAATAAAGTTCGCCAACGTACTGATAATGCGCATATGGTGTATCTACTGTAATTAATCCGGGTTCTTTTATCTGCGTCTTGTTTCTCAGATCGCCCTGCTGCATAGGTGTGTATTTTCTCATGTCATTTACAACCTGCTCGTCAAGAACATTCTGAGCATTTCTCAAATTTTCATCCATACGCTTTGTATCAAGCTTAATATTAAAGCTTCCAATGACTTTATTATATTTCATATTAACGCATCCATTTCTGTCACTTATCTAAATAAAACTTAATTGTCTCTATCACAGTCTTTTCCTGCAACCTTACCTGAATCATCTCCGGCGGTTCAGGTTCAGGGATAATATATCCACCTTTTAAAATACCATTTTTAGAAAGCTTCGGTATCCCTTGAATTATTTTACTCCTCTCCAAACAAACCACCGCTGTTCCTTTCTGCCTCTTCCTGTGCTCTCTCTGCAAACATGGCATCTACTTCATCATCATTAAATCCCTCATATTCTTTAAGGTATTTACGTTTAGAATAAACGCCCTGAATCATTAAATTATAAGCTCTTGATCTGTCCTGCTCAAAACTTGCAAGCAAATCTTTAAAATAGAATATATCTTCGTCTGGTACATCATCATCCAGTGCATCCACATAGCCGGCAGGTATTCCGTAAAGGTCACAGAATACGTTAATTGCATAAATGAGATTTTTCAACGCTGTTTTTATGCTTTTTCGGATATCGTTAATCGTCTCTACAGTCTCATTGTCATCGCTTTCAACCTGTGTTGCTGTCAATCTTCCAGATTTTCTATCAAGGATAAACTGCCCCTGTGAGAATCCGCATTTTGTCGATATCATAGATAGAATGCTGTTAATGTCTGTGATTCTGTCAGAAGTAAGCATGGTCGGGACGTGTTCATCAATCGTGCTTTTTGAATCCAGTCCCAATTTCAAGCCTTTAACGAACCGAGGAAGCTCTACTGTTGAGACACGTGTACCACCTTTTCCCTGTTTTGTCAGCGCATTCTCATCAATGAAAGTAATGTGCTGTGAATCCTCAACCTCATTTCCTTTTTTACTCCAGGCTATATCGAGATCTCTAAGCTCCATAAGTGCATTCGAGAAAATCGAAACACCTTCAGGAGATGAGTAGTCGATCGTATTGTTGAATGGGGTTTTCAAATAGGCGAACAGCGGCTTTTCTACGTTCATAATATGAACTGCTTCCTCAATTGAAGACCACTCAGGAACGTCATGCAGTTCTATCTTCTTGCCAAGTGAGTTACTGCTGTTTGACTTGAACGCTCTGTTCTGGATCTCGTACACGTTCATCTCTTCGCCCTCTTTATTTTTTGAGGTCGTGAAATGATGGTATTCAAGTCGGTAATAGTACAATTTATCTTTTATAAGTCGATTAATAAAGATGCATCCTCTAATATCTCCGTTGCTCGTCTTTTCTGTAATCGCAAAGTCCCACGGCATAATATAATCGATTATGTTGTCTGGATTCATCGAGCCGTTCGGCTTTAAAATAATTCCACCAACTCCGAGCATATCTTCGACTTTGTCTCTGATAGAAGTGTCAACCATTGCCTTAATGCACTTATTAATAAAATCTGCTCTTTCAGAACCGGTTATGCTCACTGACAAATCCATGCATGCTTTCTTCGCTGTGTACTGGCAGAGGAATTTTGCGAAATTTATCGTCCTGATGTCATTTTTTTTCGAATCCACCCAAAAAGGGCTTCCCTTAATGATATCATTCCATCTCTGCTGTGAGTTTTCAATCTCTGGCGAAGTAATAAACTCGACATTAAATTCTTTCTCTGCATCTGTTCTAAAAAACTTCATGATCGTCTCCCTTATTTTTTCAAAAAAATTCATTTTTTAATCCTCGTAATCGTCACTGTCTTCTTCCACATCATCATAAAGACCGTCATTCCTTCGGCTGGTCATGATGATCCTGTTCAGTGCATAAATGTTAGCCATGATCGTATCCTCTTCTAAGGTCGGGTAAGCATCCGAGAATGAACCATCTGGAAGCTGCTCATGCTCTGCCTTTGTAAACTCTTTTTCTGTATTCGGGCAACGTTCTGGATCAATGACAATCTTATTGCATCGCTGAAGCCACTCCCAGCAGTAATCCCTTCCTTTTCCGCTTCCCCATCTTTTCTTTGCCCCGATCGCATTGAATCCCCAGTCCTGCATCTCTGCTATTCCGTCCGGTCTGGCAGAATCGCATATAATCTCGACATTCATAAATTTCTTTATCTTCCTGGCAAAGGTAGAGTTTTTACATTTTTTAGAATACACTTCGCCAAAAATATAAAGAGTGTCCGTCTCGTAATCGTAATAGTTCTGGCTGAACACCTGTGGGTGTGTGTATCCGAAGTCCAAACCGTGGTTTACTGTGTCAAATGTCATTAACTCCTCATCCGATATTTTTCGGATTTCTAAATTGTCAAAGATGCCGCCGCCTGTTCCAGTGACTTCTCCTAAGTAGTTATTTTTATAATATAATGGTTTATGAATCCTAAACCACTCCGCACGTTCGAAGAATCGTTTTCCTAACCATTTCACTGGGACATTATAATAATAGCTGTGACAGATCCGTGTCTGTGGCTTATTTTTACATTCTTCAGTGTACTCATTCATAAAGTTATTTTTTGACTTCGGAGGATTGAAGATTTTTATGTCAAGCGCCGGTGTATCTGCTCGCAGAAATGTATCCTCAATGTTATCCATCTGCTCAACTCCTGCCATCTCGTCACACTCTTCATGTATTAAAAGCTTTACATAGCCAAAAGGCACGTTGAAAGATTTTAAGCTGATAGGCTTATCTGCTCCGGCAAACATGACCATCTGCCCGGTTGGTTTATAAACCGCACACATTGGGGATTGTTTAAAATCCCAATTTTCAAGGTCATGATATCTTATGACCGTTTTCATAAACTGATTATATACCGAGCTTCTTAGGTCGACTTTAAATCTTCTAGTGTATACGACATGCGCCTGCGAATCCTGACGGATGGTCTCGTATGCTAAATTTCCCCAGAAGTTCGACTTAATAGAGCCACGTCCGCCCTTCGATATGATCTCGTGTATGTCTATCTCTCCGGCAAAAGCTTCATGCACTGTCCGGTATATCTCCACAAAGTCGGATGTAATGTCCGTGATCGGGATCGTCCAGAGTGCCGATTTCTCTCTCTTTTCCTTTTCCTCTCGCTCGATCTTCTGCTTTTCTGCTATGGTCAGTGCTTTTTCCAAACCGTCCATAGCCTTAAGCTGATCTGAGAAATCCGGGGCGAATCCCAGTCCGTCCACAACTTCGCCCTTTGCAATTTTACTTCTGCGCTCCTGTATTTCTGCTAGCGACATGATATCCCGGTGCTGTTCTTTCTCGATGCGCTGCATCTGATTTTCTATATATGCTAAAACTTCAACATTTTTCAGCAGACGCTGTCCCTGAGAATATGCTGTCTTAGAAGAATATTCGGCGGATATCGCAGCTTGAGTAGCATTCCCGCCATTTTTTATATACTCGTCTGCAAATGCTTTCCGTTTCTGTGTGAGTTTTCCCTTCATCCACTCACCGCCTTATAAATATCAATCAAACAGAAAATAACATCTGTGATAGATGCTGTTTTGAGAATCTCAAAATCTTCCGTTTTCCATTCTTGTCTATTTTTCTTAAAGGTGTACACTGGTGTGAGGATTCTGTACATTGTGATCATGCGCTTCTGATCTTCACTATAGAATTGATTCTGATTTATTTTTATAATCAATCCACGCTGGACAATCGCAGTCTGAAGCTTTTTAACTTTTCCTTTTAAATTTGCCAAGGCGCACACCTCCCATCATTTTACTTATAATTTTATTATAAGATATTTTTTAACTGTTTTTGTTCCATTTTTAGGCATAAAAAAAGCGGCTATATTTCAAGCCGTTTTTTCTCGTTTCTTCGTTTTTCTCTTTCTCGTTTTCTTTTCAGCCTCTCCTCTTCTGACATTTTCTGTTTTCTCGGTTTTCTCTTTTTTCTCTCCGGAAATCCTTCTCGCGCCTTATTTTCTTCGCTCCATTCTAATAAACGCCATCCCTTATACTGAGCACTCCCACTTTTATGCTTTCCGAGCAAATATCTTTTAATGTCTCTTATTCCGCTAGAAAAAAGATCCGGTTTAATTGGGCTTATGATATCCTCATTGTCAATTGCCCATTTTTTTAAATTGTTAATTCTGTAAACATCACCTCCTGGCGACTGGATCACCCAGCTTTTCGCATTTGCATTTGTGTCTTTTCTGCCTGTGTTCGGCGATTCTTCATATCCGGCATGTGCTTTTTTTAAAACTTCTTTATTCTGCTCACTCATTCCGTAAAAATGCCGAAGCTTCGCGGAACACTCTCTACTGCATGTTCTTTCTGTTCCTGATGGCGCAGAGTAAAATTCTTTTCCGCAAATTACACATTTTCTCATGTTTCTTTGTGCTTCTGCTCGGCATTTTACCGAGCAGTATAATTTATTTCGTCCTTTTTCTTTTCCGCAAACCACGCATTTCCCTGGCATTTTTTAATCCTCTAAAAAATAAAGTATATCTTCTGTAACATCTTCGGTTTTATAAGACTTTGTGTAATCGATCATGTCGAGTTCCTGATCCGGCTGCACATTATAATAAACCTTATAAATTTTATCATCAGTCACCATGTACTGATAAAACTCATCTCCATCCCAGCACTCTGCATTTCCGATGATTCTGATTTTATCGTAATTTTCAACATCGCCGTTTTCAGATTCTACTGTTAATTTCTGTAATGGGAATTTTCTCAATTCTCCATAATTTTCCTCTAACCATTTGTTAAAAAGCTCTGTTCTACTCATTTTTTTATCTCCTTTTTTAATTAATGCTCTAGGTTTTTACTGGTCAATTTCCGGTAAAAATTCTCCGGTGTGTAATTCTTCCGCAACGATCCTGTACGCTTTTCGGATTGTGCTGGCTCTATTTACCAGATACTCCCAACCCTGCACGTCTTTTTCTTTCCAGTCTCCCATGTACTCGGCTTTCACTTCGTCATCAAGATTAATAAAATCCATGATGTCTGTGTCATGTCTGTTTTCAATTTCCTTCATGAGTTCATCCAACTTCTTATAACATTTTCTTAATTCTTCCATAGTTTTATTCACCTCTAAGCTCTTTCTCTTAATTCTTTAACTGTATATCTTTTATGCCACTGCTTATATTTTTCAAATGGGTTCTCTTTGCTCCAGTCTTTTTCTGATCCGTTTACATTTTCAAAATAATTCTTATCTCTCTCGTATAAAAGATGTAAAAGATCCTCACGTTTCATTTTATTGATTTCTGTTTTTGAATAACTATAAATGTTTTTTAATTCTTCCATTTTCTTTTCCTCCGTGTGTTGTGTTTTCCTTGTTTCTGATATTATAATACACCATTTTTAGTGTAATGTCAATACCTTTTTGCATTATTTTTAAAGTATTTTATTTTTCTGTATCTTCTACATATTTAATTATGTTTCCCGGCTGCATATCCAATATATCGCAGATCTTTTCGAGTGTTTTTATTCCTACCATTTCGCCTTTTCGCAATGATTGGATTGCACTTTCTCCTACGATCTGCTCTTTTCTTAGCCGTGTCGTGTTATATCCGCTTTCTTTCAGAGTTTCTAATACGTCAATTTTATAAGTAAGCATCTGCGCACCTCTCTTTCGTATTTATTATATACCTGAGACATTTTTATTTCAATTAATTTTACACCAAAAAAATACACAATCATCGCTGATATTTTTGCACTTATTTTGGTGTATTTGTATATTGATATTACACTGTTTTTAGTGTATTATAATATTAACAAAGGAACAGGAAAACAAACGAAAGTGAGGATTTGAATATGACTGGAGCTATTAAAATCAATGGAACATATGGAGTGAAAATCGGAAATTTACAAGTATTCACTTATGAGGGTGCTGTTAATGCTTATAAAATTTTCTGTGAGCTCTTCAATCGTGACATGACAATGGAAGCGTCAGCGGTTATGAGTGATGCATCACTCGATATGCACAGGATCGGTTTTACTTGGGACGAAATCGAAGCGATTGAATTGTCAGTATTATGAGCCGAAACGCTCCGTCTGGAGCGTCCACCGTGGAATGGTCGCCCGGTGCTGATGATGGCAGACCAGAAAGGGAAAACATGAAAAATTTAAGTGAATGTAAAGAATATTATAAAGATTTATACATGGATTGTTTGGAAAATGATTCATTTGAAAAGAGCATTTTTGAAAGCACTGAAAAAGCTCGATATGAAACATTCTGCGAAACATTAAAATTTATCTATTGCGCAGATTTTGAAAACATTATGTCGAACTGGTCAAATGATGCATTGAAAGAATTTTATTCAAGAAAGTAAGTCGAAACCGCCGCCCGGCGGTCTGTAGGAACTGCCCCACCTGCACCGATGAGACAGGGCATAAACGAAAGGATGGTTGATTTTATGACTAAAGCAGAACTTATGAAAGAATTTAAAGAACTTGAAGAAGAAAAGCGAGTGCATATCGACGGCATTTACTGGAATAGTAAAAAAAGTGAGATTGAAAACGCTATAGAATGCTTAAAATGTCCGGATGAATTGTTAGAAAAATATCTCATTGTTTTATCATTGAAATATGAAAACACCGGGCGGACGATCGCTAATAATGGAGATTTTAAATATCACAGCTACAATAGGCTTTATGTATTTAATACAGCACGTCAGATCTTAAGAAATTAGACAACCGCCGCAGAGGATTACCGCCGGATCACTGCCGGCGGCTTTTTTTGTGTACGGATTTTTATTTTTATATCCAGCATCTGCCTTGCATATTTTTTCAATACAGCCATTTTTATGCGTGCGTGGTATTTTTATCCTATGCGTGATAAGAAATCCGTCTATGCGTGCCATGCGTGCGTTATGCGTGCATTTTAAATAATATGCGTGTGTCTATGCGTGAATCAAAGTATTATGCGTAGCTGTCCGTTGCTTTCTTCTTCGTACAAGCTCCGGCTGTTGAGCATCCTTAATGCCATTTTCTTTTTTCTGTAAAAATGCGTGCGAGAAATCGGCATAATCCCATAGTGTGCTTCCATTTTGTCATATGAGATATTATTTAAAATTGATTCTGCTATTTTATCGCCTAAGTAATTGTCTATGCGTGTGCATATCTCTATCGTTTCCTCTCTGCTCATTTTAAACATCTCCCCATGCGTGACAACTATGTTTCTTACAACATTATACCATATATCAGTTCATAAAAACACAATATATTATATTATTCATGCAACATTATTGCATTTTTTACCGGCATATTTCAGCCGGCAAAAATCTCAATATTCAGTTTTTATCGCATTCCAGGAATAAGTCAGCGTCTATATATTTCCATTCGCCATCATAGATCATGAAACATGTATAATATTGTGTTCTGACAATGTCATATACCGTAAACTTCTTATTGTCACTATTTCTGATTACCTCAAACGTAATATCACCTATTTCATCCGTTAAAGTTCGGTTAGACCACCTTGCATCCACATTTATCTCCTGCAAGAACATATTTCCCGTGGTTTTCAAGATTAGCATCGCAGTTCTTATACTCTCCGTAAATGCTTCTTTTGCAATCCGTACAATATACCGCCTGCTTAACTTCCTTACGGCATTTTTCAGACAAATTTTTTACACTTTTCAAATCTTCGTCTGTCATTTCTCTGATTTTCTCAACAGATGTGATTCCTGCTCTTAATAATGTGTTATATGTTCTGACTGATAAATCTAAATCATCAATTTTCATATTCTCTTTACCTCTCTTAAATTCTAAGTTCAAGTGATTATTAATAAAGTTCTATGGTATCTCTAACATTTCCGTCCTCAATTTTTCTTATATGAACCTTCCCATCATTTTCAGCTTTCGCCTTATCATATAATTCACCCAGGATCCTATTCACTGATAATTCCTCAAGCTGTTTTCTGTTTCCGTGAATTCCATTTTTCATTTTTTTGTATCCTCCAATAAATTCTAATTTAACTATTCCTGCTCAATATTTAATTTTCTAAACATTGCGCACACCACATCCACAACGATACTGTTTCCAAACTGCTTGTAAAGTTGCGTGTTGCTATTGACTGCTGCCATCTTGGAAATATCTTCATCGGATACTCCCATCAACCGTCCACATTCCCTTGGTGTCAGCTTTCGGATACGGTATTTCGTGGCAATATGGCTATTCGCATACCCATGTGTGCCAGCTACAAGATTAGTAGATATACCATTGTCATAGATAACCGTACCGCGTTGCGAACCATCATTTGAAATCTGACCTACTTTTTCAATCCGTACAATCTCTTGATTTTGTGCGGTTAATGTAGGACACGTATTGCCATTATCTTGCACACACCCTCTTCTTGTCTGGCTTTCTGGATAGCTTGCGTCAAAGCATCCACCAACTTCACATTCAATAGAACCACTTTTTGTAGCCTGCTTAATCAGAACCATATTGTCCTTCTGCACACTTGTTAAACAGTTACTTGTGCCTTGCATATTTATTTCTAACCTCTGTTCCGTTGGACTTCCAGTAGTTCTATCCGATGGATTGTCCGGATTTCTGCCACGCATGGCAACTATATGACTTTCAAGTATTTTCGGCTCTTGATTACCACCTTGCATTGTACTCAACGTTGGACTACCCCCCCCCTACATCATAAATTCTGTTGGTACTCTCAAATTTTGCTTCAAGAGAGCCTAAAACATTTACATCTGCCATAACTACTCCTAAATCATGTTGTTCAGCTTTCACACATCTTGCAATCGGATACACACCTCGCTGAAAATCTGCTGTTACTCCTGTGTATATACTGCCTATTACTTCCATTCAATCACTCCAGTATCATTCTTGGCTCTTTATATTCCCTTGCGGTTATAGACGGTGCTGTATCTATGTATGTTCTTATTGCACCGTCCTCTAACCCACTCATGCTTGTATCAATACAGATTTTCTGCAACCATGTTTCCGACTTGCTGTTGGTTTGAGATTCCGCAGTCATATCTTGCCTTAATACAGTTTGCAATTTCTCTCTGTTGTGGCTTATTGATTGTTCCGTCAACGCATGTCTGTCTGTCTGTCTGTCTGTTAAGATTGTGCTGTGGTAATGTGCCGTTGTCAATCAACTGTTTTATCAGTTTGTCTGTCTTTTCATTGTTGATGTAATACTTCTCGTCCACATCATCTTCAAGGTAATCTTTTAGCTTCTTTTTTAATGGTATCGGCTGTGGGAAATGGTAGTTATATTCTCCCAAAAACGAAAACATGAAGCACCTTTCACGGTTCTGTGCAACTCCGTAGTTCTTTGCGTTCAAATCCTGCCAGTAGCTTACATATCCAAGGCTTGTCAAAAAATCAATCCAGTTCTGAAAATCTACCATGTTTGCATTGGCATGTACTTGCGGTACGTTCTCCATGAACAGAATCTGTGGTAAATCACCGCCATCATCTCTTATCTCTTTCAGAATACGTTCCACTTCCCACAAAAGGCCGGACCGTGTTCCACTGCCTTTTTTCATGCCTGCTTGTTTTCCTGCAACCGATAAATCCGTACAAGGGAATGAATAGGTAAGTAAGTAAGTGAATACCTCTGTGTCGCAAATATCCAAATCCTCCGCATGGACCTTAGTTATATCCATAGTTGGAAAACTTGTGCCATGCACTGCGTTATAGCTTGCTATGGCATACTTATCAAATTCTACAACTCTATAATGCTCAAATTTTGCACCGATTCTTTCCAGTGCCATTGCCTGCGAACCATATCCGGCAAACAGTTCAATTAATCGTATAGGCTTTGTAATCCGTATGGGTTCACGTATCATGTCAAAAATGCTCATCTGATTCTGACATTCGTAATCAAACTTATCTAAATCACTCATTTTTTTCAAGGAGACCGCATATGCTTCACTCTGGCCAGAGTCTCGGCTCCTTTCTACATAAAATCTTCTAACCTCATTTGTCCTTTACAATTACCACCGATTGTGGATGGATCCCAGCCAACTCCAATGTAATCAAGAACTTTCGCCCATCCATAGTCATTACCATTTGCATCCTTGCACATGTGAAACATCAGATAATCCCACTCTTTCGGGTTGCTCTCATACAACAGATCAAACCGATGCGGTCGTTTCTCCATGTGTATTCCGAAACCACACATGCTACATCCGGTACGCTGCGCCTTAGTTGTGTAAAGCGTCCCATCTGGCTTTTTCTCAATAGTTCCATAAATCTCTGGAATGATGCTGTCAGGCATTTCAAAACTTTGAGATAATCTTCCTTCTTTCAAAAGTCTTTCATGATATTTTTCTTTCAGTCCACCTTTCCACATCTGATCCATCTCTAAGGCAAGTGCTAAAATATCCTGTCGATGGAATATAGCAAATGGTGCTGATCTGATTGTGGATGCTCCAAAATAATTACATCCGTTCATCCGTAGGCTCCTGGCACGTCTGCCACCTTCGGATGCCATCAGTCCAAGATACGGCACACTGTTATGCTCTTTTCCCCAGTCATCACAGTTTTTCTCTTTAAGGTAATAACAACACTTGGACGATACGAGAAAATCTGGCTTCTGATAATCACACCCTTCATTTTCGTTTTCATATCCACCGAACAGCTTTAACCATCTCTGTTTTAGCTGCATTTTAGAGTTTTTCTGCCATCCGCCATATTCTCCAGTCTCCCCAGTAATAATCGCATGGCGGACAGTTTTATTTTTCTCTGACGGATTTTGTAACAATTCTATCTTGGCAGCCACTTCCTTTGAAATGACCGGAAATCCAAATTCCTGTATAACCTTTGGTTTTGTCCAATATGTGCCATCATCTCTTTTCAGTGGCGGTACATTTATTATTCCAAGAGCCTTATGTACTCTCTGTATGCTCTTGTCTTCCAGTGTAGATGCACTGACTCCTGGTGCATCAATTCCGCATACCTCATGTAAAAACAGGTATAAGATTATACTGTCAAGTCCACCGACCGAAACATGGTAGTTGAGCAATCTTCCATCACATTCACTTGCGAACTCTTCTGCTCCGATCCGCTCCATTCTTTCCTGTACTGATTCCATTATCTTTTGGAGTAAAGAGCTCTTTCACGCTGGCCAGCAAACCTCTCACTCCTTTCGATTTACTTCAAAATTTCATCTAAGCAGGCATTCCAACCTACGCTCTTTGCATCTGTCCAAAAGTTACTTATGTAGTGATTTTTGTTATGATTAATTTCTCTTTTCTCCGGCAGTTCCTGGAGCGGACACCAATCTGGCTTTCCGACATTGTTCGCATCCTCTCCTGTAGCACCACATACCAGATTAAGTTCCTTGGTGTCTCTTTCAAAGTATCCGCAATAACAATCTGCACAACACTCCGGCATGTCCATAACCAATACTGCTTTAGCCATATTTCACACTCCTCTCAACTGCTTAACTCTAGGCTCATACGGCTTCGGAAGTTTTGACCATGCAGTAACCCTTGCTTCGATTGTAAAATACGAATATTCTTCACAATAATCGCATTTCTCATACCAGCCTTCCGGAATCCACCATGTATTTTCTTCCTCGATATATTCCCAATTATCAGAAGCTCCGTCTGGCATATTCCATCCCATATCTTCAACCGTGCAATGATGATATGGTATGTACACAGCCTTAAGCACTCTCTTGAACCGTCCGTTATCTACCGTAACCAAGCACTCATCAGAGCAATTTCTATCTTCGCATTTTGGCGTATAATTTACATTCCAATTAGCCATTTTTAAACTCCTTCTGGTTTCTCACATCGCTCAAATTCAATAATCCAACCGTAGCGGTCAAGGTCAGGTTTCTTGATGGTACTGTTCCACAAATCTTCAAATTGTCCTCTTGCGGTACATGCTCCTGTAATCAATCCACTGTTACATCCTTCCGCTTTTGCCTGTACTTCTGTTATCTCCTGCAACCGCTCCACTCTCACATCCGTAACCTTAAGCCAGATACGTGCCGCTTCTTTCGGCATGTGGATTGATGGTTTCCACTTTGTAACATCGGCAATGTCATTTCTTTGCCAATCTTCGTAGTAATAGTATCCGTTCGGTGCCTTTTTCCATGTTTCACGGACATACAGGATGTTGCCCGGCTCATACGGTGCTTTATATGCCGTCATTATCAATTCCGCATCCGTCATGTCGCAATATGGCTTAAACGTCATCCTCTTACCTTTTAAAAAATCATCAGGCGCAGCATTTTTACACTTGTCTGGCAACATTCCCAAAAACTGACGAGAACTTACCAGCCGCCTGGTGCAGGTCTTCCACCCGTTCAGAATTGCCCGGACCATTTCTGTGTTGAATAAAATCGGTTTAATTGACATCTACTCCACCGCCTTTCACGATCTCGATTGCTTTCTCAACCGCATCATTTATAGTCTTGTTTTCAATTTCTGTCATATGATACAAACTACTGTCCCAGTAACTGTCATATTTATTTCCATATTTTTTTAATCCATACAACTGCTCCACAACCTTGTCCGGGTCATAGGCGGTCGGTTGCGCATCTATCTTCTGCGCTAACGCATAGAACATATCATCACTACGTTTCTGTGTAAGAAGAATATCCATAAACCATTGTTGATATAATTCTTGCTTTAATGTCTCCGCATCAATCAGTCTTCCCATCGTTCGCCCTCCTGTTCCAATCTGTAATTGCTTTCGTTCGCTCGTCTTTCCCTGTTCTGATGCCTCCGTCCTGATCCATGTACATCTCACATTCATAGCTTTTTGGAAGTTCTGTTCCGCATTTCATACATTTGATTTTGAACATTACACCAACAGCCGAATGTGATGACTTATTTGTAGTGGTTAAGAACATTGCTTTTCCACCGCAGAACGGGCATGGCTTAAGGCTTTCACTCATTCTTCATCGCTCCAATCAAATTCAATTTCTTCTGCACTATCAACACCTAACTGCTCACACTTCGCTCTGGTAGATGTACCGCCGGAGTGGTTTGTGCCTATAAGAAAAAGTTCCTGTACAATGCTGAAGTATGATTTTCTAAAACAAAACCTCTCTTCCTCGTCAAGTTCCTCAATCGCATCCTCTCCATGTTGCCATCTGTACCATTCTGCAAATTCATTAACCATTTCCTGCATAAGGCTGATACAACATTCAAGAGTGTGCTTTTCATCGTGGCTTTCCAATTCCTTATTGACGTTCTGCTTCTCCATCGCCGTCTGGCATTCTTCCGGTGTGCCGATTGCGCGGTACTGCTTCAGTTCTTCCAGCCATTCAGCAAGTTGCTCATGTTCGTTTGCACATATAGTATTGCCATATGTAATGGCTTCTTTATCAACCGATTCTGGAATATACGCATTATCTTCGATTAGTCTTGCTGACATCTTTTGGCATTCAGCTACTTCTCTTGCGTGTGATATAGCTTCATCAATTGTCATAGTCACACCTACAACAATTCCGGGTTGTCAATTTCGTTGCCGATCACTTCAAAATTCTCTGAATCAAAATCATCCAGTTTCTCGTAGTAATCACAGCCCGGCTCATTCGTACACCATCCGTTTTCATGCCACACGACACGCTTTCTCGTCTCATCTTCTGGAAACTCATCATCGATATGCCCTGAAAGAATGTCATTCTCCCAAATCAGTTTACCGTTCTTGTCCTTAAGTCCGGTGCACTGGCAGATTGTCTCCTCTTCAATAACTGTATTAGGTTGTACACCGCTAAATCCATCCCAGTACACCCACATATTATCTGTCAATGTTCTTTTACCTCTGTATAAATGTCTATCTTCCATGCTCTCTCCTATTCTGCTTCTAACTGGAGCCAGTTCAACCATTCACCACAATCCTCACAATCTGGATAGTCGGGATTCGCCCACTGATAATCTTCTTTTACTTCTTTAAGAAGTCCCGCCAGTTCCTCATCCGTCATGCTTCTGATCCGGTCTGCATTGGTCTGTGGCTTCTTCTGGTCTCTAAGAAACGCACCAATTACAGGCATATCCCTGTCTGCAAAAGAGAGATGCTCACTACTTTTCGCAGAATAGATAACCAAAGGATTCTGTCTTCCAGCTTTACCGGCTCTTAATACCTCATAATGATTGTTTGAGAGCGGAAGTAATTGCCATCCGTCCTTAACCAGCCATTTTTTTAAATTTTCTAACTTACTGATATGTAACACATTTCTTTTTGCCATATTTCTACCTCACTAAATCCGTTATTTTAACAGATACCCCTTTATATTTACCGGTGCGACAATACTCTGCGGTATCAAAAAAACAAATGCATCCATCGTCTTTTTTTTCAAGTGCTATGCTTACGCCATTTCTTACCAATGTATTTTTTAACAACATCAGTACCGCTTCTATCTCCTGCTTGGTTTCGTCTGTCATTTCAACTGTACCCTCCTCTTTTTTCTACCTCTCTTTTCGAATTTATCGCACATTCCTACCGGACAGCCGCGTCTTAATCCTGTCTGTGAATAATATCCACACATGACCTCTGTTTGACTGTGCTTGTATGAGTAAATACATTTACGGCAGTATTTTATGCTTGTCTTTATCATCTCTCCCATGTTAATAATCCTTATTTCACCGCTTTTCCTGTTACAATATCCCAATTTTCATCCTCAATAAACTGATTCCGAATAATCTCATCCGTCAGATAGTGCTCCTTACTCTTTGGCTGCTTGCGCCAATAGGAATCAATGTAATAGGCAACCCAATTCATAAATTCTTCGATTTTGGCATTTGAGAAACGGTAAGAATCTTTTAATGTCGGAATTGTCAGATACATTGTGGAGGCAAGCGCGCTCTCGATATTCCGATCTGCGCCAAGCACTGCCCGTCCATTTTTTATATCTGCCATATACAATTTTTGTGACATTGGGATTGATTTTACCCACTTGACCACATCAATTTTCTTTTTACGGCAATATGCCATCATGCTCTCGCTCGTTACCGCTTCGTCATCATCGTCCTGCCAAGATTTCCGACGCTCAACGGTTTTGCTATAAAAATTCGTGACCTGCTTAAACGTCATATCAAACTTGTCATACAAAATGGCTGTAAAAATATATCCCATGTGATTCGCGATATTATCTCCTAACTGACATTTTGCTAATTCCTGCTTATAAACAATCGACGGAATTAACCTCTGTCTCTGCTGTACGTTATGCATTTGTTCACCTTCCTTGTATTTTTTATTTTATATTTCCACCCGCCATCATCTTTTCAATGATTTCCTCCTGCATCCGCTCTGCGATATGATCCCGGACTGATTCTTCTGGAAATGCGATCTGATATGTCCGCTCCTTGATCCGGTTCGTGATCCGGTCATCATACTGTAGTGTCTCCAACGGATCATTGCTCGTAAAAATAGTCACTTTCCGGTTTATGTAACGTTCATTGATGATCTGATACATCTTATCGTTGATCCAGTCCGCTGGTCTCTCCACTCCGAAATCATCAATCACAAGGATGTCTGTGGTGTAGAGCGCGTCCATAAGCTGATTCTCACTGTATTTTGTATCTCTCTGCCATGTATTCTTGATCTCTTGCAGGATAGTCAGCGACACCGCAAATTTCACTGCATAGTTTTTCATCAGCTCATTTGCGATTCCGGCAGCAATCCTCGTCTTGCCGCTTCCCTTTGTCCTTGACCAGATATACAATCCCATGCCTCTTTCCTTCTGGCTCTCAAAATCATCCAGATAGGTTTTTATGATTTTACAGGCATCTGACACCATCTTTTTACTTTCCTGCTTCCTGTACACATCCATTCGAAACGATCTCAGATCCATCCCACGGAATGCCTCCGGTATATCTGCGAATCGCAACCGCCTTGACATGACCGCTTTCTCACGGCACTTACACGGTACTGCTATTTCAACTCCGTCTTTTATTTTCAAGATCCACTCCCGACCTTCGCAAATTGGACACACATCAGAATCCTTGGAAGTCTCCGGTGTCTCCGCATTCCTGCATAAGATCGTTGAGTGATTTTTCATGCGTTCCAGTATCTCTTCCAACTGATCCATCGTTCTCTCCTTTCAGGTACTGCATAAACAAGTTTTCTCGTAAAAAGTTCTCCGGCTTTTTAATATACCGCTCTGCTGTTTTCTCCCGTCTGCATATATCTGCATAATTCTGTGCGGCCAATACCAGATCATCTTCCGGTACACCATCCAGTACCGCATTGCAGTATTCAGTTTCAACAAGACAGCCAGTGCACCGTTTCGGATAGACCGCGGCAAACTCTGCATACCGTTCCACGGGGGATATAGGGGGTGTATTTTGTTTATGTTTATGTCTTTGTTTATTAATAGGTTCACTTTGTGGTTCAAACTGTGGTGCAATTTGCAGTTCACTTTGTGGTTCATCTTGTGGTTCATTTTTACTGTAATTTTGAACCACAAGACTATTTATTTTATATTGTGCCGCAAGATTACCACCGCGCGATTTCCATTCGATGAACCCATCTGTAGCAAGTTTGTTTCTCGCTCTCTTTAATGCTGATGCATTTAATCCAGACCGAAGTCCAAGGACTGACGAGGCTACCGTAAACGTATCTGGCCACCCTGCTTTATTCGCTATGGACATTAACGCATGCCATAAGGCGATTGCAGTGTTGGGCTGCGGGTTTAGTTCGAGCCTGTCGTAAAATGCTTTTATCTCAGCTAAATAGTTCAAGTTTCCACCTCCCGAATCCGAACTTCAATCCGTGGATTTTCAGCATCTATACGAAATTCATCAGAGAATCCACAGATCTGCTCCCAGCCATCATTTTTTAATACATGGCAGTTAACTAATGCATCCTGGATCACTTTTCTGCCGAATGACGATATATTGTCCAAATCACGCCTTTTATTCTTTTCCACCCACAGATATTCCATAAATACTTTTTTATTGATATTTACGTCTCTCAGGCACTTTCTGATGCACACAGAAACAATAGCTTCATTCTGCTTTTTCATCTCTCCGCCTTTATATCTGCTTGCCTTATCCGCACGGATAAAATCATTCAAGTTATCCAGTCGTCCCGGTATTATCAGTAGGTACTCCAACTTCTCGCCACCTTTCAAATGTCATTTTCATGTTTAAACGTTTTTTCAGTATCGCTCTGGCACGGTGCAGCTCTTTTGATAGATATTCATCCAGTTCTTTTTCATCTACTGGATCTCCCGGAACTGGTCTGTAATATCCATTTCCAACATTGATAATGCAGTCATCCTTTGTATTTGCTGTCTCTATCTGCTTTCGCAGTTTTCTATCTTCAAATGGATTATAGAGTCTCGGTAATGGTTTCAAATGTCCGCAGGGAATGTCATTTATTGTCTTCATTAATCCCCTTTCTTCTCCGGGACTAAACCCGGAGATAATAACCAGCTTCCAATAATTCGTGATATATTATTTTCTGCATGAATAGGTTTCTTTCTGCCATTTGGCAAGGTGTTTCAACCCTATAAATCCTTTACAACAATTCCATAGACCTTATACATCTCTCTGAACCGGATCACTCCAAGGCTGTGTGCCAGTGTGTGGTGTTCTCTGCACAAACAGATTTTTTTATAACTGGAATCATCTACTTTTGTCCTGTCATTACCCATTCCGATTGCATCCTCATGATGAATCTCTCCATCTTTTCCGCAGATTGCACATTTTTTGTGTAACAGGCAGTAGTAAAGATATCTTCCTATGTCATCTGTACGTTCTATTGCATTGTCAGAAAGCGGTATTCCGTTCTCTAGGGCAAATTCCAGTATCGTGTTGATAAATTCCCTCGCTGTGTCCATAGAACAGTTGGAAAGACTGAAATACGCATCACCGGTACGCATCATATGCTGATACTTCAATATCTCTTTCATTTCTTCCGGAAGATATCCTGTCCAATCTGAAATGTCTCTGATAGTTGCATATGCTTTTTTTCTCTGCTCTGCTGATATGTGCCTGCCATCATCAAACCTGATCTCGGCATTTCTAATTTTCTTTCTTTGGAACATGTCCCCAAGCTTCAGATCTGGAACAGATACAACCAAGTCTGTTCCGTCTTTCCGCTCTCGGTATTGGTTAATCTTTACAAGTGCGTGCATTAGTTATCAACATCCTTTTTTCTGACATCATAAAGAAATACTCTGCGTTTCAACGATTCATTTCTAATGGATAATGCAACGATCTCACCATCTTTAATAATAATTTGTTCAACCTTGAACTTATCGTATGTGCTCCACTTATTATTTTTTTGTATAAGTGCAACATCCTTTGCAGGAATCCATATATATGGTGCAGTGTAAAGTTCTCTTCCAATTCCCCAGTTAAAGCAAGCACGCTTGAAAGAATCCGATGCCTGTCCTTTTTCTTTTTCCGTATATGATTCAGTTCCTACATCCTGCTTCCATACCCAATGATCGCCGTCTTCTGCCGGAAAATTAATACCTACATTGCAAAAGAGATTTCCATTAATTAACTCATGTTTTCTCTGCCATCTCTCTGATCCTACAGATTCGTCCAGAATGCGCATATCACATCTGGCATCTTTATAAAGTAAAAGGCTGCAACCTTTCTCATTTACGGTCGCCACTCTGGCATCAATCTCTTTTTCTGTTAAAGCTCTAAATTCCATTATTTCTCCTCCACAATTCTGCTTGCCCACATGTCAGCAAAATGTAACAACAGATACAACGGCGTTTCTTTACCGGAAATATCATATTTAAACGATCCATACAGTCCATTATGCCAAAGGATAGCCTGCTCTTCTTCCTCTGTAAGCTTGATGAATCTTTCAGCAATCGCAATACTTCTCACTTCATGCGGAATATACAGAAGTTCTTTATTTATCTCATATGGTTTTGCTTCTGACTGTACCAATGGATATTCTCCATTTTCATCCTTTTTCCGGCTCTTGATCATATTAGGTACATAGTTTGGTTTTCCATAATCTCCCATCTTTCCAAGATCATGCAGCAAAGCACAAATGATAATGGCATTATGTGTTTCATCCGGTAAAACTTCCGATCCTTCCGCCAATAAAAATGACATATCCTGCATGATTCCGAGGACATTCCAACTATGTTCTGCTAAACCGCCCTCTTTTGCCAAATGGTTAGAACCCGAACACGGAGCCGCAAAAAATCCATCATTTTTCATGGCTGCAATTAAATCTTTCATTCCATCTCTTTCAGTGGACATAAGTTTTTCCACAATTAAATTTTCAAATTCTTCCATCTTTCTTTTATCCTCTCTTCCTCTGATTCAATATCTGCCAGCTCTTCACGTCTGGCTTGTTTCTCATATAATCTGTGGCGGCGTTCTCTGTCCCTCTCGTACTCTTCGAGCATATCGAGACTGTCCGGTATGTAATCACTGTACATTTCCTACCTCCACAGACTTAAACAATGTACCTGACCATTTCCGTTTTTTGGTCGTCTTCAATAATGATTTCCAGAAGATTTGTGTCTAAGGTAAATATTCCATGAATATTTCCGTCTGACGTAAGTCCTACACTTCCATCTCCAAGACCAAGGTTTTCAAGTAATTCAGATAAATCCTTAAGTCCGTCAATTAACTTTCCGGCATCTGTTCTGCATAATCTAGTTGCTGGCATTTAAAAATTCCTCCATTTCCATCTGTCTGAAATCTGTAGATAAAACCATGCATCTGACCGCTTTCTCTTGCTGTTGATTCATGTACTGTTCGTCCCGGCATTCTTCACACATGTTTCCTTCGCCGGGATCTAAACTGCATCCACAGATTCTGCATTTTCTGTAAATCACAAAATCACGCTTTCCAAAAATTTAACTATGTGTTACAATAAACGCAGAAATACTTTTGTATTCCTACGGTTAAATAGCACCTGCGTTCGCCAAAACATTCATGGTGCTATTTTTTTGTCCTCAAATTCCCCAAGGAACTCTACATCAGCATCAAGCTTGTCCTTCCGGCGGATCATGTTAAAGTCTGCTTTCCGCTTTTCTTCCCGGCGGTTCTCCACATCCATGATTGCAACTCCAATAAGTGCAACCAAAGCTCCGAGAGATATTGCAATCAGCAGAAAAACATAATAAATTCCATCCGCATCGAGCATTCCACCAAGAAACAGGATTCCAAGCCCTACCGCTACAAAAACTTTTGCCACATTTTTCATGATTTTTTGTTTTCCTCTTTTACGATCTCGTAATCACATTCGCTGGAAATTTTTATTTTTTTATTTTCGCTGTCTCTGGCGATGGAGTTGCCCCACATATTCTGCACCGTGGAGTTGCCCCACATATTCTGCACCGTGGAGTTGCCCCTCATATCCTGCACCGTGGAGTTGCCCCACATATTCTGCAC